ATGGTAAGCCGTATCTATAAAGAAGGAATCAAATATAAGAAGTGCGGCGTAGTACTGACATGTTTAGAGCCGAAGTCTGGCCATACTTATGACTTGCTTACTGACTTTAAACAAATAGAGAAAAAGGAATGTTTAATGCAGGCTATAGATGGTATTCACATCAAATTTGGAAAGAAAAAGGTTGGTGTCGGGCCATGTTTTGTGCCGGGTCGAAACTGGTCGATGAGTAGGGATAAGTTGAGTAGAAATCCTTTTAAACTTGATGAATTATTAGTAATAAAAAGCTAATATTCAAACTCATAAATTATAAAAGGAATAATAATGAATCATTTCATTAAGCATTAGAAACATCAATTCAAACAGAAAACTGGTATTCAGTATTATTTATTTCGCTTTCTTTACCAGATATTTGTGGGAAAATAGATGAACCTAACAAAAAATCTTCAAAAAAGAGAATGATTAATTGGTTTAATAAATATCTTAAATCTGTTTACACACGCAAAATTGGAGCTGATCAGACGGAATATACCTTTCTAAGTGGTGCAGATTTTTATGCATTAAGATGCGCATATCTTCACGAAGGTAGTGATGAAATAACAGGACAAAATGCACAAGAAACCTTAGAAAAGTTTAAGTTTATTCAACCTAGTTCAAATAATTTCAGCATGCACAGGAATGTAATGAATAAAACACTTCAACTTCAGGTTAGCGAGTTTGGTAAAGAGATTCTGGCAGCTTTAAGGCAATGGACAGAAGACAATAAGAACGATCAAGTTAAACAAGAACAAATCAGCAAACTTTTAAATATTCAAATTCTAGATTTATCTAAAGGTTTTTCTTTTTAAAAAATTAGGGCCCTCATCCGAGGGCTTTTACACAAATACCTACATTCACATTGTTATTGATCGTATGAGCTGTGCTTCCTAAGGATAGCCTAAAAAATTGATGCAGGTATGTGTTTCATGTGTTTAGCCGATGAGAAGAAATAAATTGAATAAAATCCCTTTACTTGAAATGAATTATTGATTATTAATAATTCATTTTTTCTATTTGTATTATGCGCCTAAATAAAGACAATGTAATTAACTCTATCTGTATATTTGCAATGGTAACTGCAATATGTTTTATGTTGATAGTAATGCTCAAATCTTTTTACGGACAAGTGATAGAGATTACGTTTATTAAAGATATATTCTCTATAGGAGCTACGCTGTTTGCAGCTTTAATTGCAATATCACTATTTAATGATTGGAAGGTTCAAGAAACTTTTAATCGAACCCAACGACTCCATGACGAAGGTGTTGATATAATTTTAAAGACAACAAAAAAACTTAACAATTTGAAAGCTCAAATACAGATTAATAAATTACTTTTTACTGAAGGTAAATTATCGGAAGAGCAAATTAAGAAATTAGAAATAGAATTCAACGATCAAGTAAAAGAAACTATTATTTACGTGCAAGATTTAACACATGATATTGGAGTAAAAATTGCATTAGATTACTCAAAAATCATAAGAAATAATGATGAAGAATTAAATTTTGTTTTTAATACATTAATGAATATCAAAGAATTTGTGCAGCATATTGCCCGTGACAGAGGTATCAATGCAAATAATATTTTAAGAGTTCAAAATTTTATTAATGACTTGAATCAAAAAATAGATAAAAAGCTACAAGATCGAAATAACTTAAATAAAAATTCCTAATCATAGAATTTTCAAACTAAGTCTTGCATTTAAATGTTTAACGATCATATGAAATGTGCATCCTAAAATTAGAATGCACAACAAAATACGACACTCATAATGAGATACGATTAGCAATCCAGCCATACAAAAACTGCTCTTGGCTTGGATTGCGCTCACAAATTTCAATGTAGCGCTGGCCTTGCATGATGTTAAGAACTCGCACTAATACTTTCTCTCCTTCTTTGCCGCGCTTGGCCAGATAAGTCTTAAGTGCATTTAATGTCGCCGGACCATAAATCCCATCTACAGATAAATCTGGCCACCCTGCATTACCATTGTTATTTAGGAGATTTAAAGCTCGTTGTAAAAGAGGTTTTGCAAAGCCGGTACCGCAATTCACACCAGTATCTAAAAGCTCTTCAGCTACAGCAGAAGAAATAGCATTTATCTGATCAAATCGTGGAGCTGTCCAGTACTGCTTCTTGTAAATCGCTTTAGCCACATCAAGCGGCAAATCTTTCATATTGCCCTTAAAACCATTTGTACGTGCCACTGCTTCAGTAATACCGTATTTGGTTGCACCTCCTCGATCGGCAGGATTATTTATGTAGCCGCCTTCTCGTTTAATTAATTCATCAAGATATTGCTCAATATTCATTTCAGTTTCCTTTAGGCAATAAAAAAGCGCCTTTAGGCGCACAGTCAATAAAAAGCCGACCTCAAATAAGTCGGCTTCATAAGTTTTGTTTCATAGCTTTAAAATATATATTTAAAAAAAGTCGTAATAGCAGTCATTGCTCCAGCAACACTACCAATTACTAGGGATATAGCTTTACCCCAAGCCATGATTACAGCAGCTCTACCTGCGTCTTTCTCACTCATTTTACCCTCTATACTTATACCGGGTTTGGTGCTAACATTTTCCTCAGATTGATTCATTAATAGTTAACCCTCCTTAACTGTTAACCAAAACCCTAGTGTTGGCGCACTGGGGTTTTTGCTTTTTGGAATAAAGTACATTTCTTACTTCCCATAGAATTAATAGACGCACTTTACCCCCTTCCGTTTTTTAATATCAGGCGGAAAAACTTCCGTTGACTTTGTTAAAAAATTGTTTCTGTTAGTTGACTCACACTTCATACCCGTTTTCTACCCGTAAAAAAAGAATTACCACCCGAAGGTGGTCGTTTCATAATATTGGTTGTCAATAATTTTTCGTAGTAGTCAGCGACATGCAGTGTCAACAGGTAATTTCTCTCTTATACTTGATACTTCTAAACAAAACCGCCCGAAGGCGGCATTAACTGTTTTCAATGTCTTTTCTGGCTTTTTTAAACTCTTTGATCACTTCAACGATCGTTTTACCTTCCTGCTTATCAATGAAGTTAAAGATCCAACGGACCAAAGCCCAACCGGGTAATCCACATACAAAGAAGAATCCACCAAGTGCAATCATCCCCCATACATCAGTAACCCATTCATGAAGCCCCCACTTCACTATAATGAATGAGCCGCCAGCAAGGCTTGATACAACTGTGCAGATCAAGCCTACACCCCACTCTTGTGGTGAGCGTGGCATTCGTGTCATCAATACAACTGCTGCAACTAAAGCAACCGCTAAAGTCACCATAATTGCTGCACCATAAAATTTTAAAATTGCTGTTAAACCGCTAGTTGAAACAGGTTCCATGCCGCCTTACTCCAGATTTTTGGCAATAAAAAAACCGCTAACTGCGGCCATAATTCTTTTTTAAATTTATAACGCTTGTGCATAACGCCACATTTCATCAATTTCATCATTAGAAATGTTCAAAAGTGGAAGCATATATTTGACTGAATCATTTGTGCGTTCAAACTTTTCAGATTCGTTATATTCGATCTGGACTCGTGTTTTTAGCGCAGGATCTTCAATGTCAGCTATAGCCTGTTCAACTTTTTCTAAAAGCTGGTACTGAAGAAGAGCAAGCTTAAATTGGCGCCTTGTAAGTGGTTTAAACTCAGCAAGACGTAGCTGCTCTTTTTCTTCATCAGAAAGATAATTTTGCGGATTTAAATGACGATCAACTTCTTCAGCTGTCATTTCAATTAAATCGTCTTCTAAAGCAAAGACTTCACTCGTTTTTGTGTTTCTAAAATATTTCATCGTAATTCACTCCAATATAACGGCTGTATTGCACTACTTGCACTAATTTTGTATGTGCTACCCGCAGGGACAATAAAAGAATAGAAGCCAGATCCATAGTTGGGCCCCGCCGCATCATACGTGTGTTTAAAAATGCTAACTCCATCCACAATTGCTTCAATAACCATTGTTGCACTATTAGTGTCTGGAAAAGTGAGACATAACTGGATGGGCCGACCTGTGGAATTTAAATAAGTTGTTTCTAACGATCGATTAGCTTTTACATCTTGCCAAGTCTGACCAATGCCTATCGCATTATTTGAAGTAGTATTAATCGAAATATTTCCAGAACCATCAAAGTTAGCTGCTCCAGAAATTGCACCAGTTAATGCAATATTTCTAGCAATCTGAAGCTTTGTCGCAGTAGCTGCATTACCAGTAATATTAGAATCTGTATATGCAAGCTCTTTTTTGGTCAATAATTCGATTGTTCCATCACTGCGTTCAACACAAGTCATTACCCTTGTTTTACCTGACACGGGATCACTTGCAATAATAAAAGTCCCACCAGTAGATAGAGATGAGACTAACCCGACAGAATATTGAGGGAAAAATTTACCCTGACCATCGTCAAAAAATGCCGTAGATTTATTGCTATAGTGATGAATAAACTCTTGATCTGATGTAAAACCTGTCCATTCTATTTCAAGTTTATCAGCAGCTACTGCCGTAGCACTTTTATCAAGTTTATTATCTTGTAAAGCTTTCCCCTGTTTTGCAGTTAAAGCCTTATTTGCATCATCAGTTTGTAAATCATCAGCAAGTTGTACAACACCACTTTGATTTGTTGATGCTGCTCGAATATTTTGCTGAGATATGCCTGTGATTTGGCCTTTGTCATTAACTGTAATTGATGGTATCTGAATCGTTGATGCATACGTTCCAGCAACTACCCCACTATTCGCAAGTGTCAAAATACATGTTGAATTGCTAGAACCATCATAATTAAACGCGCCTGTTGCTGCACCTGAAAAGCTCACGGTTCGCGCGGTGGCAAGCTTTGATGCTGTAGCTGCATTGCCTTCTAACTGGGCTGCAACAAGCTTTCCGGCAGTTCTAATATCACCTTGCGAATAAATCCCATTCACTGGAACTAAATTACTTAGACTAAAGGTACTTGATACTAACAAACCACCAGTTAATACCCGTTGGCCATATTGTTCAGCTTCATCAGTAAACCAAATATCACTATTACTACGGATTTTACTGATATATGTAATCCCACTAACCCGTAAATCCCCTGTGACAGTTCCGCCCGAAAGTGGCAACTTTGAATCGTCCCGAGTTCCAACTACACGCCACTCTGTCCATGATGCCGTTGTACCATTCATATTCCATGTCTGGCGCATTGCCATTGTGCCGTTATTAACCCCACTAGCTTGATGAGGATAATATATTTGATGACATGTGCCTCCACTTCTTAAAACAACAAGAACTCCGTAACCATATAAACCTGCTATTGCAACCTCAGCTACAGTATATTTGCCATCATTTATGGCTGCATCTAGCTGTGTTCCATTAGAGATACTTCCGTTTAATCGCAAAGGAGCCTCAATATTAATATCCTGAGTACCATCAAAATTAATACTGTTAATCTTTCTAGCTGTTTGGAGCTTTGTTGCAGTAGCTGCATTACCAGTAATACTAGAATCTGTATATGCAAGCTCTTTTTTATTTAAAAAATCAAGAGCTCCATCATCACGAACTACACAACTAATAATTTTAGTTTTACCGGTAACAACGTCATTACCAATTATTAAAGTTCCACCTCCCTTTAACGATGAGACTAACCCAACAGAATATTGAGCAAAGAACTTGCCGGTTTGATTGTCAAAAAAACTTTTTGGTTTATCTGCGAAGTACTTAATAAAGTCAGTATCATTCTCAAATGACGTTGTTTCAATTTCTAATTTCTTGGCAGCTACTGCCGTAGCAGTTTTATCTAGTTTATTGTCTTGTAAAGCTTTACCCTGTTTTGCAGTTAATGGTTTTTTATCATCACTGCTGGTCAAATTGTCGATGAGCTCATCATGACGAATGTAATCTTCATCAATAATTTGGTTAATAGCTAAACTAAGTTTGTTAAAAAGAAAATTAAACCATTGACGTGCTGGTTTTAAATTAACTGGAAAGCCATCTTCTTGATCTAAACCATCTGTATTTTTTTGCCCGTTTCGGGCAAATTCTGGAAGTTTATCTACTGCCATTTTTACACGCTCTCAATAATAAGTGAAACACCCGCAGGCAATGGAAAAAAGAGTTGAACAAGAATCCGGTCTGAATAAGACTCTCTTGTCAGAAATTTAAAAGTTACCGACATATCTTTGTTATCAATAACTTTGAATTTGTCATGATTGAGAACAAGCTTGAAGATTTCTTTGGTTTGATCAATGTTCCCGGTGCTGGTGTTCTTAAGAATTTTTGCCTTTATCAGACTTCGCAAAAATTGCCCTTTAGGAATTAACCCACCTGTGCCAGATTGGCCTGACTCACGGAAATAACCACCAACATCTGGATCATCCGTTTCACCAAATGTCAGAGCATTCTCTTGGTCAATAAAACCAAAGTATTCAAGCTGCGCTGCACCCGGGATAATTAACGGGGTACCCGTCCAACGTGCTAAAGTTTCCAGATAAGGATCGTCTGCAGAGTCAACATCGTAATGTTTGTGCAAGTTATTCAAAAAATTGAAGCAGTCAACTAACGGGGAATTGACTGCTTCAACCATTGCAACAAACTTTGTTTTAGAACGATGTTGACTGGTGATTAATTTCTTATAATCACCAATCGTTTTATCATCCACTAGTCACCTCAATTTCTATCAACGCAGGATCACAAAAAGCAACACAGCCGAAAGGCAAAATATAGTCACCCAGATGCTCAGCACCGTTGGCCACAATTTTAATGGAAGACACTTCATAAGTTTGGCTCTGCTCTGCGCCATATAAGTTAGCAGCACCATACAACTTGTTTTGAGTAATCTTGTCGCCAATATCCAAAGCATTGACATATTCAGCAAGCAGTTTACAAATTGAGTCCGCTGTATCAGCACTGTATGATTCATATGTTGTGATTTGCAGTTTAAAAGTAATATTGACAACATCTGGTCGATAAAATGAAATTGTCTCAGCGTCACCATAAACATTAACAACAGTCACGTTTGTATTGCCATGCAGCGCACAACCCATTGATTTGTATTTTTGGATTAAGTTTCCAATAGCTTGAGAATCGCCACCATAAACAATCACACATAACGATTTAGGCGGCAGTCCGTTTCCATCGGAGACTGTTTCTTTGTTCTCGAAATACTTGCAACGAGTAACGTTTGGCAGGTCAAGAATAGCCCCCCTTAATCCCTCTGGCATCGACTGAGAAGGTATCGCCACTGATAGTGCCTGTCGCTGTCTAAGCTTCGCATTGGTTTCAGCATCTTGGCCAATAGATGATGAATTTTGATTATTCACACCTTGCCAGCCGCGAGTTGGCGTTAAAATAGTCTTAATGGTATTTGCTGATGCCAATATTGCGCCAGCTTTTTCAGCAGTTGCAGAAACTGTAATGAATCCCGAAGGTGGTATGGTGATATTGAGTGGTAATATCCATTTATTATTATTTTTATCGGCAACAATGCCCGCCCGGATCAGTGTGCCAGACAATCCTGTAATAGTTACATCAACAGTAGAATAGGTCGCTAATGAACGTGCAATACCATTGATTTTAACATTGCGAGTTAATGCATCGGTATTCGCAGTTTTAGGATTAAATGAGTTATAAGTTTTTACGCACACAGCATTCACATCAGAAATCACAAGCGATAAGATGCCTAGAAATTGTCCATCTAAACTATCATTTTCAAGGTAAACATCATTACCATAAATGCTTCTGTATTTATCTTTTAGATATAAAAGAACTTGGTCATAAGTTGGTGCTGTAATTCCGCTTTCATCAATAACGGGTGCAACTGTAGTAAGTGCCATTAATCATACGCCCCTGTTAATGTTGTTTTTCCAAAAACCGTATTCACAATCATTGATACCTTTAAACGGCGTACATCCGAGTCTAGTAAACTTTGAAATGACTCAATACTTACAACGCCATAAGTTTCTAAAACACGTTGGCGCAAAGTTAGCTCATATAAACTCTTGGATTGTTTGCCTAGTATTGCTTGTGACCATCCCGTCCCATCGGATGTATCAGCAAACCACTCGCCAATCCATAGCTTTAAACGTGTGTCAATTGCTTGAGCAATAGCTTCAGCACTATCAATATGAAAATCATTAAGTCCAGAGCCAAAGCTGTAATCACCCATATCATCTTGTTTTCTATAACGCATAAAAAAAGTAGCCTTTCGGCTACCCCTCACAATGTGATAAGATTATTTTGGATTTCCAGTATCAGATCCACCACTTTGAACATCGCCATGTTTATGAGTTTTAAACTCAATACCGTCAATTTTTGCCCCGCCTGATAATTCAGATTTACCCAAAACCGTCATACCACTTTGCATAGTTGATTCACCAGCAACTTGCAAAGTCTGTTGCATCTCGACAGGATGGTGAAACACCGACTTTGTGCCAATAAAATGTATTTCTCCACCTGGCGTGATTTGAATCTTACATGTATTAGCATCATTGCGGATTTCAAGATTTTCCGAAGAGATATCGCTGATCTTTTTGGCTTGAGATTGAGGCTTGAAAAATGCAAAACCATCAGACAAATCGTGTTTACGCATGTCAAAAGGGTTTTGAATACCACCCGATTGCCACCACAAATCAATATTACGGTCTGCAAATGACACCAGACATTCATCACCTTTATTGATTGGATGAGTAATAGTAAAACCACCGGCACATGGAAACATTACCGGCACATCTTGAATGACTGGAAGTTCCACAGTTTCAATATCACCAGATTCTGTGCGAATTGGAATTTTGATGAGCGGCTGGACATTGACGGTTACTTCATCAGGATTATAGCTATCTACTTCACAGGGCAAAGCTGTCCATAGGTTTGCCAATTCAGAGCGAATAGCATCTTGAATAATAGAGAGCTGATCAGGTGAAAGTTCATTAAGACTAAGTGCCATTGATACCCCCTGGTCGCCAATTTTCATCGACCGATTCAATCGTGATTCCAGATTTAGGTACCATAGTATCTATGCCAATGCATACTAGGTAGGTGTACCAGTCATTTCCTCTTGTATCTCCGTAATGTTCAACAGAGCGTATAAGAAAAAGGCCACCTGCATTGGTGGCCATTCTTGGATCTTTTTGAGCTTGGTCAACTTTTTGCCCTCCATAGGAAATATCAAAACTCTCTGTTTGAAGATTAGTCATATCAACCTGAACTCGCCCACCCCATTTCATTTTAGGATTAAGTAAGCATGTAACTTTTAAACCCTCACTAGTGAGTTGCGGCATACCAACCATACCTGTTTTAGCAGTCAGTATTTGAACTGGTACGGGAATGTAACTTGCTACTGGTACCATGCTTAATGTGTCATCTGAGAAGTCTATCAGCATGTTATTTTCTTCATAAAATTGTCTAAGATTCTGCTCAAGTGATCCAAAAAACACACGGCCACGCGGGTATTGTTGTTGCCTCAATTCAACAAGATCACCACTTTCCACACCCTGTTTATTAGCTTCCGTAATCAATATTTTCCCAGAATCATTAATTGTAGTACCTGCTGGTATACATTGATTCACCAAAGCTGTGCTTTTTAGCTTGTCGCCCGATTGGGCAAGAATGCATAACCATGTATCAGTAGGGTTATCACGTCCGCGGCGAAACTGAAATACTCGACCTTTAAATACTACCTCCATTGGCCCAAGTAAATATCCACACTCTAAGATTACAGTGGTGTCGATACGCTCGTTATTCACACCAGCCAAGCGATTCATTGTTGATTCGCTCATATTATAAATATAGAACTCAGCGGCTTTAGGGGTTGATGTTGTTGCCTGACCAACATGAAATACAATCCTAAAGTCAGATAAATCCAATGCATCAGGCTGACCATTGTTAATTTGAACTGTCAATTTGCATTTGCGTTCCCATTGTAATGTCATTCAGGATCCCTCCAATACAATTGGATTTTTGAACCCAAATCATAAAATCCTTGCAACTCATCTTTATTGTTATTGATCACAAACATTGAACCTTTGATTAAGTATTGATGTTGTTCAAGTAAATCAATACCAGAATTCATTGCTAGCCCCGAAATAATTTCATTTTCAGAACTATCCATAATGTCCAAAAACCAAGTATCAATACGATAAATAAGTTGTAGCTTGTAACTGATCTTATTGAGCTGAACGCTAAACTTCTGATTACCAGTACTTAGTGGTATTTCATATAAAGCCATTTCATCCACCAAATATCCCTGTCGCTAATTTGCTTAAAACAGATTCATTCACTTGCTTCGGTTGAACCGTTCCGCCATTTGAGACACCTGCGGTTGCTGCAGGGTTTACCTGATTATCTAAAAGCACAATGGTTTCAGAAGACTGGACTATAAAGACTTTTTTTAGCGTCATTTCAATCATTAAAACATTTTCAGTTTGTAGATCTGTCGTGCAACCCAGTGACTTGATCAGCATATTTGTATAAAGTCGTTTACCAGTCGAAATGACCAATAAGACTTTTGAATCTTGCAGTTGCTGCAATGTTTCATAAATTGTGACAAGACCAGTAGTTTCAGACAAGATCGAATCACCAACCATTCCATTGAGTTTTCCTGCACTTTCAGACCAACCCACTTTTATAGTTACCTCTGGGGGCTCTTTATATGCATGATCAGACATAGGGGAACCTACTTCAGTTGGATGGTCTGTAATTACCAATTCATCTTTATGCTTTTCCTCAATTGTTACATCGGCAAACAACCCCATAATTGTGCGACCACGGCCAGCAAGCAATAATGATCCGACCTTTTCAGTTAGCGGTGATGATGCCAATGTTCCAAGCGCAGTATTTAAAATTGTTGAGATTGCCATTTTTCACCCATTAAAAAACCTCCCAAAGGAGGTCTGAAATTCACTATCACTTAGATACTTACATGCTTCAGTAAGATGAATAAATATGTGCCAGAAAATAAAGGAATTCTGGTTTATTATAAGATAGGTAATTACTAGTCATTTGCATTTGATGCTCCGTTACATAGGAATTTAAAAAATGAAAAAACTAATCCTTCTTACATTTTTGATTAGCAGTGGGGCTTGGGCTGAATTACCTCAACCAAAATCCTCATGTCAAATTCCAGATCTACAAGCGAGATATGCTAGATTGTTTGCAGCAGGGAGTTTTTGCGGAAAAAGCGAAAATTCAACCTATGCAAAAAATCTAAATACCCTTTATTTGCGAGATCAGGACAAGTGCAAAGTAAGTGGAGAAGAAATAGACCCATCAGAAAATCAAGTAAATCAAGCATTCCTAGAAATAGAAAATTTACCAGAAAGAACTAAAAAAGACCTTTGCGCATCAATTGACTCTCAAATTAAATCGTTAATCTAAGCTACCAAACCTTTAGCATTCCTAGCCATAATTACCATTGAATTTTCCTGCTGACGCTTGACGGCGTTGGCAGATTCAACTGGATCTCTAGCACCATTAATCGTCATATCCGTTTTGAATTCTTGATGAATTGTGACATTAGAATTTGATGCCTTAGAGTTAACATTATTGACTTGTGATTTATCAGGATTGCCAACTGATGGAGTTACATTATTGATTGTTGGCACTTTAGCATTTTGCGCAAATTTAGCCAAAGCATCTGATGTTTTTGGTGTTTGCACCTTACCATCATAATTACCGACTTGTTTTTTAATAGCATTCAGATTTTTACGTCTTCGCTGATCATGTGCCCTCCAATCAAACTTTGTCTTGCCCTTATTCACATAATCCTGACCATAAGCCCAAACAATATAATTTTTACCCAATATTGGTGCTGCCTTTTCAGGATCTATGCCTTTATTGGATAAAAACTTGTTTTTGGTTTTACTATAGGTTTTCTTGGTTTCAATTTCATGCTTTGCAAATTCCGCCATCGCATTTAATGATTTTTGCTCTCGCTTAATTTCACCTTTGCTATCTATCTGCCCTTTGTCTTTCAAAAATTTAACAAGTTCTTTTTTTCGTGCACCTTGCCAGCTAAAAAAACCAAGATTAGTTTTAGCGTTACCTAAATCAGTATGCGTGCCAAACATTGTATTTAGATTGTACTCATTTTCTCGCCCAACCTCTGCTGTCAAGGCTAAGGCTTGATTTTTGGAAAAACCCGCATTGATAAATGCATTATAAACAGCAAGTCTGTTGCTATTTTTGTCTTTTCCAATTTGAGGTCTACCAACAGCAAAACTCTCCCTCACTGTCTGATCAACCGACTTACCAACATTCACCACGGCTTCAACACCTTTTTGGGTAATAGCTCTAACACTCTCAGCCAGTGCGGTAACAGTGGTTGTGCCAACATCAAGAACCTTACCAACAATATTATTAACACCATCAACAATGTTTTTACTGACTTCATTTATCGTTTTAACTGGCTGACTTGGCTCCCCACTATCTTTTGTTTTTAAAGTATCTTTTGCCGAATCTACAACTTCATTTACGGCCTCAACTGGATCTGAAATGATTTTTTGAACAAAGTTGACCACCTTGTCTTTAACATCACCAAGTAAGTTAAGGAAACTGCGAATTTTATCCATAATACGATCAATACTTTTTGACCACTTAGCCCATGGTAAAAATGAATCAGCTCCGCTTTTCCACTTATTAAAGTCTTTGATCAACCATCCGATAGCAGTAGTGAGTAGACCAATTAAAGCAATGGCCCGGCCAATAGGGGTGAGTGCAAATACTTTAAATAAAGCGCGTAATACCTTTGCCAAACCCAAAGCTGATTTTCTGGCCATGGTGAAATATTTAATACCAAAACCATGCTTGGCAATTAAAACACCAATGATAGCCAATCCACTGATTGAACCAATGATTGCTTGTATTGCAGGGTCTAGCCGCCCAAATTCATTAATCACCTTGCTGACAAGTGATGACACCCAATCGTATATAGAACCAAGAATTGCCAACCCTTTATCTATATCTTCAGACCACTTAGACCAATCAATTAAAGACTTACCGCCTTCTCTCCACGTCTTGTAGTCATCATAGAGAAGTGCTAATGCTGTTCCTAAAGCCAGGATCATGCCTAACGGTGATGAAAGAAATGCTAAACGTAGAGCTTTTAGCAGCCAGATCAGATTCTTAATAGTAGGAAGAAATTTCCCCAACAAGCCAAAGACCCTGATCATTCCGCTAAAGGCTAAAGCAACCAAGGTGAATCTTAGACCGATTCCCAACATGTTTTTTATTTCAGGATTCAGTTGGCTAAATGCTTGAATTCCTGATTGGAGCAACTGATTGAGTAACCGTAGTATTGGAATAAGAGCTTTACCAGCCTGCATCACTACCACTTGAAAACCTGTTTTGGTCATCATTGTCAGATCACGATATTCAGTCATGAATTCATTACCTGATTTAGTCAAGTCGTCATTCATGCCGAGTTGCTCTTGAATCTTCTGGTATTTCTCCATATTTGAGAGAAATTTACCATCACGCATTGCAAGCAATGTATTTTGATCTATACCCAATGATTGAGCGTAAGCATTCGCTTGATATGCTGGCATTTGTGCAAGCACAACGCTTAAGTCCTTCATGACTTCTACGCGGTCACGCATGTCACCATTAGCCTGTTTGGTATCCACACCTAAGCTATTGAGCATTCCCTCATAACCAGGGGAATTACGCACCTTCTCAGCTAAGGATTCAAGCGTACCAATTGCACTTTCAGCATTACCACCCATTTGAGTTATGGCATTTCCAAAAGCAGTAATATTGGTCGCACTAGCACCAATACGCTGAGATGAGAAGTAAAGTTTATCCAGCTCACTTGCAGTTTGACGTACTGCAACAACCGCACCAGTAGCCAAGGCAAATAATGCACCTTTTAATGCCACAGCTTTTAATTCAATGCCTTTCATGGCATCTTGCATTTGTCCCAGACCTGTATTGTCAGTCTTAAAACCCAATGCAACCATGAAGTTGCGAATCACACCTTCTTGTGCCATGAAATCACCTGTAATTTTTGCTATTAAGTTTCATTATTCAGTTCTTCACATCACAATGAAATTTGTACGAGTTGTTAAAGTAAAATTAACAACTACTTTGATTTGCGTTCTCGATCTTCATTGATCAGATACTCATTATCAGCAACGACATCTAAAGCATCATTCATCAATGCAATATCAGCAAGATCGATCTTTCCATTTTTCAAAGATTCAAACTTACACATGCCTTTAATGACTGGCCGCATAAGCCAGTCTTCTTGTCCCGGTAAACACTTATAATTTATGTGGACTGTGTCTGAATGCTCGATGCCTTCGTAAGCAGTCCTTGAATAAAATTTGCCATACTGACTCGAATCACAGCGATGACAAGCGGTAAGATTTGCGCCATGTCCAAATCATCAAACATGATTGATTGCCCACGGCATACAATTGCAGATCCACGCTTAACAACCGATAGGCACTTGTGAATAATGTAATTCACATCATCCTCAGGCATCTTTGCAAATGCTTCCATGAATGGTTCTAATGCTTCAGCAAGGGGTTGCAGCCCGGTCAAATCTTTACCGTCAACAGCTTCATCATCTTTACCGTCAACAGCTTCGATAGATTCAATTACCTTTGCAAAATCACCTTTAGCAACTTCGGTTATGATTGGCATCAGGGTTGGGATAATTGGGGCGATTTTTCGTGATACATGAAACTGATCGAGCGCATTTAAGCGTCCGATCGTGTATGCATGCTCACCAATATTGATGATCTCATTCATTAAAAATTAATCCTTTTTCGTTTATTCGTATGTGCCAAGCTTCATATCGAGTTTGATTGAATCAAATACCCACTCAACTAGCGAACCATCTTTGGCATTGGTATAGTCAGGAACTTTTTTAAATGCACATTTGGATGCTGTGTGGTTATCACCAGATCCAGTGTGGTTTAGAGTGATGGTATTTTTGCCCCATTTACGTGTATTACCTTTTTGGGCATTGTAAATGTTCATGAGTTTGGCATTTGATGGTGATGTCTTTAGCAAACGAATAGTGACTTGACCTGAGTTGTCAGCATGCAATGAATGCATCCCCTCACCATCAGCGCCAATTGTCATTGTGTTTTTATCGCCTGCCATAGCGAAAGTAATACCTTCGTCAGCGACACCTGCACCATAACCAAGATCAATGACACCATCATCACTAGTAAAGGAACATTGGGTGTCCATAAAGCTATAAGTAGACATAAATTGCTCCTTAGCGATTTACTGAGACAACAACATCAGCAAAGTGCACCGCACCTGCTAATTTAGCTGCAATTTGAAAAACTGGCGCTTTACGTGCTTCACGCTCTGATTGAGCTTGATCATCTAAACTATTGGCATAGACATAAAAGCCTTTTGGTAGATAGTCGCCAGTGCTCAAAGCTCCAAAGCTGTCACCATTCCATTGACCCTCCCCGAGCAAGCCATTGTTCATACCTTGTTCACATGCACGCTCAAGCACTCCACACTGGCGATTTACACCCGCTGGAGTCTGGGGAATTTTGGTGGTACTGGTGTAATAAAGATTCCAAAGTGAATTTTCTAAATGATTTTGAAACCAATCCAATCCGTGGATTTCATCAATGAATGTGCCATCACACATCACACCTTCTTGTAAAATAGCGGTGTCATTATCATATGAAGCAAAAACATTACAGTGCTTTGCAGTGAGCGCATTAGCTTCTGAAATTTTTAAATCTTCAGGTGTAATGCCGGGTAATTGTTTAAACTTCAACGTGATCGTGGTGTTTGTACCGTTGAAATTCACGCTAAATGCACGACCAAATACTGATGCGGCTGCATAAGCGTTATGGCTTGAGAATATGCATAATGTACGGCGGTATTTTGCATTTGAGAGCTTATAAGCAATATCAGTTGCACTGGTTGATTTAGTTGCATCTTCAATCTGAGTTGTATGACCAAAAAGGCGAACTGGATCAGAGGCTTCGATTAATGCTGCAACTGATAAAACTTGTTCATCGGTTAAATCTGATGCGATCACCAATCCATACCATTTGAGCGAATCCAAACACGCTGTAACTGCTTCTTGAATTGTTTCTGGTGTTTGACCATCTTTGTGCCAATAACCAATATATAAAGTGCGTGGCTTTGGCGATTGTCCAAAATATGCCAATGCTGCTTTATATTCTGGATCATCAACACCATAATTTTTACCAACCTCTTCAATGCTAGAGAACTCTCGCATACGTTCAATGGTATCAATGACACCACTAGTTGAGCCTAAAATCAGTAGAGAGCCAAACGAACGTGGCCCTGCCGCTAATGCAGCAAGACTAATGCTGACATTTACGACATTAGAAACAGGTAAGGTCATGATGACTCCTATTTATTATGAATATCGATTTGGTAACTTTTGAAAGTTTTTACTGCATACGTCCGTTTGGTTTTACGTCTAAATGACGCAACCAAGTCATAACGATGCACATATTGTTTGTTTAGAAAATCAGGGGCAGTGATGATCTCACTACATCCAACGAATTTGATTTTTTGCGCTTTAAGTTGCTCGATGTTTTGCGGAATGCCTAGACCATCCTTAAGGACGTTTGCAATCGATTGCCCGTGGTCGCCATAAAACGATAAAAACAGCGTCAATTCTTCATGTCGAATTGAATCCATTGTTTCGTCTTTTTGGTCGAAATAAGGCCCATCATCAGAAATTATTGACTGTACGGCGAAGGCGCACCAATCCTCACCAATTTCGGGGAATGGTGGTGGAACACGCTGAAAACGTGGCCGAACCATTGCACCTGGTAAAGAAGTAATACCGACAATGAAGGCTTGAAAGATGTCCTCTAGGTCTTGGTCATAAGCAGATCCGCCACTAGGGGGGATATATCCCCCTGAAGCAGAATCACCCATGATTTACCCCAGTGGTTTAAGCTCACAAATTGCTTTTATAAAACCTTGGCCATAATGCAAGTTATTCAAAACCTGAGCTACGATGTAAGTTTTACCCTTCCAAGTAATCTCATCAGCTTTGGTTTTTGCATCGCCCGAAGTTAAAGCGAACTGTGTGTGAATGTTGATAGCGCCTTTAATCAATGTGCCATCCGGTCGGCGGTCCATGTTAAGGCCATTATTTGTAGTAACCACACCATTAAAGGATGTTGAGGTAGTTGTTTCTTGAGATCGCCCATTATTTCCTACGATGACTTCTGTACGCTTACAGATAATGCCTGTGTCCATAAAGTCTGGATCTAAAAGCACGTCTGAAACATCAAGTTGAGCCACGCTTTACCTCCTTTTCCTTTTTCATGATCACGTAAGTAACCGACTTTCTAAGCTCTCCAGTATCAATCAACGGCCGAACCAGGCCTGCTTCAGCTGGACCAGTTTCAAGCTGTTTAAGATACTGTTTAGCACCTTTACGGCCACGCCGTGCACGAGCACGGATTGTGGCCAAAGATAAGGGGGCAAATTCACCATTCACGAAATAAGCACGAACTGAATTCATTGCAATCATTCCAGCGGACTCAAGCAATTTCATCATTCTTTGGCTATTACCATTTAAAGCAGCATCAACCGCTTTAACTAGCTTATCGCCTACCGGTTCTTGAACTTCTTCAACACCCGGCACCAGGAAAGGTCGCTCAGGAATGTTTTGAGAAGGTGAACCGGTTTCCTGAAGGTAACCAATTTGCGCATTGGTTAAGCCATCACCATCGGTTCTAGCTTCCCCATGAGGAATACCTACCAAAACATCCATTTGAGAGAGTTCAGCTACAGCTTGGAAAATGTCAGCAAGACCTTTACCACTTGATTTAACACCGCTACTCATAGTTGGATGCCTCCGGTACCAGCCATCCGCAATAACTGATAAAACTGGACGCCCCAAGTAGTTTGGTTCCAATGGCCAGCATCAGTGATGAGAACACCGGAAACATCCATTGATTTAGCAACACCATCAACGGACTTAGACGTCTCATTACCCACAATTTTGCCGGCATCAGCACCAATACTTGCTGCAGTCATCGTACGCCGATAAAGCGTAAGATAATGAGCTATGAACAGCGTTAAACCGTAATCAAGCATGTCCTCCCAACGTTCCTCGCGAAGTAACTTTTTCCCGAGGTTTAAATAGAAATTAAACTGAAATGACGGATATTGCGTTGTATCAGCAAATGCCGGCATTTCTTCACGAAAAGAGGATTCACTGATCATGGGTTAGGTTTCCTTTTGTGTGGCCTTTTCTTTGGCTGGTGTAGCTTTAGCTAACTCAGCTTTCAACTTTGCAATTTCGGCATCACGGTCTTGGAGTTCTTTTGCTGACTGGATTTTAAGATCACTAAGTTCTTTATCCTTAGCCTTCATTTCTTCGTCATGCTTAAGAATTTGTTTTGCTGCTTCATCAATCTGAATTTGCATTGCTGCAATTTCCTGGTCTTTCTGCTCAAGGACTTGTTCAAGCTCATTGGTATATGCTGAATGTGCTGGAATTTCCTGTGAATGAGCTTTCACGAACCAATGATTGGCCACGTCTTCTTCAACTTCTTGAATTCCAGCTTGCAAAACGATTGTTTTCGCTTCCCCTTGCTCATCTCGACCAAGGTTAACGGTTAGCGGCTTACTTAAAAGAATTTGTACTAACTTAGACATGCTCACCCCTTATAGGCCATCAGCGTAATAAGCTGTTTCTGGATATACCCATTCAACAACACCTAAACGGCCGAAATAGGTAGTAATTTGTCGAATACCACGATATTCGATCGGTGTACGTTGCAACGGTACAAGCGGGAAGCGCACACGATCTTCAGACTGTGTATACGTCAACATACGATCCGTACCACCCGCACCACGTTTTACACACCACTTAGAAGGCTGAATATTTAGAGGTCGGCCATTCACAGAATTACTCAAGCTATTAAGCTTTAAGAACTCAAGAATAGAAATATTCCCTGCTTCGCTGACAATACGTGAAGTTAAGAGACTAAATTGCACTGGTGGCAATAAAAGCTTGTCCGGGCAAACCGCAAAACCAGAAGCCACCCATGCGTTATTTAAGACAAGGTTTACATCGTCTAAAATTTCCTGTGGGGTTGCTAGTTTCCAGTTTTTATTTACGTTGGTTGCACCTACTTTTGAAGAGTTTAAAAGACCTTCTACACCAAGCGTGTCATCACCGATATATACCTGCTCGTCAATATCCATTTGATATTTCAGGTTCATACCTTTGAATTTCTGGTCATCCACTGGACGCCCTACAGCTCGTGCAGACTCCAATTCTGGAATGGTATAACCAATTTCCATACCCCATAAGCTAAGAGGTTGGGCAGTCTTGCCGATATCCAACGCAATGCCGGCAATAGCATCGGTATTTTTACCAATCCAAGATTTCCCAGTAGGAGATGGACCACCAGCTGCAGCAAATGTAGAGTTTGTGAATGAAGATACTTCATCTGCAATTGATACATCAGAGCGCAAGTCAATATCACGACCCCATGTAATATTTGCTAATGGCTCATGTAGAGTTTGGTCGAGGCGTTCCAATTCACCTAAAAGGAATGCACCAGTACTATCGATCGTACGGGCATCAAAGGTATGCATTGTTCCAGAATCACGGGTACGTGCTCGAATTGGTCGACCCATTGCTACTGCTTGCGTCATGGTCGTAGCTAAGAGTAATTTACGCATATTTTCATTTTCTCCAGGCGTAAAAAAAGACGCATATAGCGCCGTGATTTACGTCAAAAATATTTTAGATGTTGTAAGAGATTTCTACGTTGCCCTGAGCATCAGCATCATGCATAAACATTGCATTCTTGATCTCGATGGTATTCACACCATCTGCAACCGCTTCAATCCCACCGATCGGTTTTAGTTCTGTTCCTGTAGCTACACGCACATAAACTTTCCCGGCTTTTTTCGCTGTACCGGCGTTACATTTAACTGTCATGTAACCACGGCGCATAATGTCATGCACAATTCCCGATTGAGGAACAGCTGCACCGATACCATTTAAAGCTGATTGTGTAGGATAAGAACGAACAATTAAGCCATATACATCGGTATCAGCCGCTTCAAGCGGTACAATTCCATCTGCTGTTAGCTTTCCGAAAATACCGAAGGCACCAAAACTACCTTTGAGAATGTGTGCTTCAACTGTGGAATGTGCTTTTCGTGAAATATCACCTGGAATGCCTGAAGGCATACGATATAGATATGCATTACCCATTTATTAATTTCCTTTGTTTGCCCAGTGTTCGCGGTTACGTTTGTTAATTTCTGCAGGTGTAAGTGGCGCACGACCAAAATCACGGGTAGAAATGCCTGAACGCACCCCAGCAGCGTTATTTTGTTGTTTGATGAGTTCCGATGCCCCAATAAATGCAGCATCGACTGTATAGGCTGGCATAGTGTCAAAGTTCGGAGTAGCACCTACAAACGGCTTCAAGGCTTTTTGGCCATCTTCCGTAGCATAAGCCTGCTTTAATACATTGCGTTTAGTATTTAAGACAGCTAGGCCATTATTGGCACTATCGAAAGTTGGCATTTTAAAGCCAGGCACTAAAACTTCTGCACGTGATAAAACTTCTTGAAGCGAATCACCGGTGTGATTTTGAATACCTTGTTCAGATAGTTTTTGAGCTTGTTCAGCTTCCAAAATATCGTCTTCGGTTTCTTTACCCTTACCATCTTCTTCATCATCATCTTCAGTTTCCGATTCAGAATCTTTGGTTTTTTTCTTTTCCAGATTTGAGAGTCGCTCATCAAATGTTTGGACTGTTGTTTGAACTGTTTTGAGGGTTTTTAAAAGTTCACGATTGATTGCAGCATCAGTTGTTTTGCCGTCATCATCCTCATCGTCATCTTCGGTTTCGACATCCTCCTCATCAGTGCTCTTGGCTTTTTCCAAAGCCTCATCAATTGTACGTTTAGCTTTGCGCAAGCTTTCCAGCCAGCCTTTACTCTGTTTAGGCATAAAACTATCTCCAATTTTACAACGCGACCCACAACGCCCCTTTTTAACCAGAGCAATGTGATTTCCAAAAATATTTGTTTGAATCCCTTTTCCTACGCTAATTTCCGTGTAATCAGCGTCATACCCTAGAGAGATTTCAACCTTTCCTTTCATCACAGCATCAATCATGTCTTTGTCTGTAATGAGCAGATCCGCTACTAAACAATCAGAATCTTCATCCTCTCCACGGCGTACATCATGTGCAGTTCCGTTTGAAAGTTTCTTCCAATTCTCCGGGGTTACCCAATCCTCTGGATGATCATCGGTAACAGGCTTCCCTTCAAAACTGGCGATCGTACGTGGATCAAATAAAACATCTTCACCACGTTCAATAATGATTAGGCCAGAGTTGTCGGCGGTAACTGGCACCTCACCATCGCCATAAAGCAATTTACCGATCCGAGCTAGTGGCACATCTCGGCAAAGTAAATAACCTTCAGGGGTAGTTTCCCGTGTCCGTCCAATTTGGCCAGTAGTGTAGAAATTTGATCTATCTACTGTGGCCTTTGATTTAGGTTTCTTTTTAAACATGGTTCACCTTTTTGCAGGCAATAAAAAACCACCCGAAGGTGGTCTTAAACTTTGTAGAAACTTATGAATTATATTCAGCTTCGGTCATTTCACCTAAAAATGAAATCGAAGTAATAGTCAAATCAGAAATTTCAACGTTATGAACTTGAGATTTAATAAATTCTTCCACTGAACCGTACCGGGTTTGTCGGAGACATTTTTATTTAAGTTAGGCCACGTGACCTAACGGGTTAATCTTATCATAGTACATTGCTTCAAACTCAAAAGGCGATACATAACCCAATGCGCTGTGTACACGCTTTTTGTTGAACCAATCTACCCAATTTAATGTCGCAAGTTGTACATCCGCTAAACCTTGCCAGTCTGCTTTTAAATATTCAATCACCTCTGTTTTGTATAACCCATTCACTGTTTCAGCCAAAGCGTTATCGTATGAATCACCGGTCGTACCGACTGATGCTCGTAAATTTGCTGCTTCTAAACGATTGGTATAGCGAATTGAAAGATATTGAACACCTCTATCTGAATGATGAATCACATTCTTAGGCATACCTCGGTCATGCAATGCTTGCTCTAGTGCATCGAGCACCATGTCTGTATTCATACGTGTTGATACTTTCCATCCAACAATCGCTCGTGAGAACACATCAATAATAAAGGCGGTATAGACCCAGCCTGAATGAGTTTGAATATACGTGAAGTCACCGACCCATAGTTGGTTTGGATAATCAGCAGTAAAATTACGTTTCACTAAATCATCCGCTCTTTTTTGATCATCTCGGCTACGGGTGGTGTATTTATTCTTCCCACGCCAAACACCCTGTATACCTAGCTTCTTCATCAAGCGAACCACTGTACAGCGTGCAATAACATAACCTTCACGTTTCAGTTGTTGCCAAACTTTACGTACACCATATCGACCTGAACTTTCTTTCCAAATTCGTTTAATTTGTTCAGCATGATGCAAATCATGTAGATCTCGCTTTGCTCGATGTTCTGGGTTTTCAGCAATATCTAGTGTTCGATAATAGGTAGAAGCTGAGATCGGTAAAATCCTACAAATCGCCTCAACACCATATAACGCCTTATTGTTATGGATGAAATCCACCATTATTTGTGTGGGCGGTCGAGCTCCGCCTGGGCGAAAAAAAGCGGCTGCTTTACGCAGAATTTCATTGGCACGCTTTAATTCTTTGATTTCACGTTCCATTTGCTTCATTTTTTCTTGATCAGAGATCTGTTGTACTTTGATAGGATTTTGCTCATCTAAATGCTTTTGATGCCAAGCACGAAGTGTTTCAGGAGTACAACCAATCTTAGGCGCAATAGCTGTGATCGCAGCCCAATTAGATGGATAGTCTTTTTCAGATTCAATCAATAATTGAACCGCTCTTTCTCTGATTTCAGGGGTATATTTTAATTTGGTCATCGGAACATTCTCTCAGAATACTGAGTCTCCGACAAACCCGGTACGGTTCACACTGAAGACTCTAATTCCTTCATCAAACTTTTATTAATGTTTTTCTTAGTCAATCGATGCGTAACACTGACATGCTGAATTACATCACCAGTAGCCATACCTTTGAAAATTGCAGAAACTAAAAAATAATTGTACTTAAGTTCATTTTGCATTTTATAACCCTTATTAAATTTAAGATATTAGATATTAACATTAAATTTAATAAATTACTGGCTCTGGATAACATCGGCAGTTAGGTAAACAGCCCGCATGACCTGTTAAATTATCCAAAGTTGGCGGCTTATTCCAATAGACAAATTTTCCATTCATTTCCTTGTGACTCTGCCTAACATCTCCGTCTTCGCTGGTACGCCAGATGTAACCCTCGGAACCAAGATTCTCAGCTCTAGCTTGAGTGAATACACATGAAGCACGACTTACTTCAGTACGTGCAATTGTATTTGCTCTGGATCTAGTCACACGGCCAGTGGCCATAATCAAGCCAGCAATCTCACTTGAACGGTTACCTTCAATTAGCGATCGAGTAGATAGGTCATGAATGCGCTGGGCAGCATCTAACGGCAATGACTTTATAAGCCTTACTTGATCATTTAAAAGCTGCTGATATACAGCTCCCATATCAGTATTACGGATTTGTTCACGTACACCTCGAGATAGATCCTTTGCATAAATGAGCCAAGTTTTCTCATCCCTTAAAGCGACATCAGTAATGATTCGACCAGCTGCATTTTGCGCCCAAAATTGAAGCGTGTTGGCATATTCGTTTAATGACGCAATCATTAGTGGGTATGACTTTGGATCATTTACATCAAAGCCTTTAACGATCGTATCAATGTATCCCGCAATTTTTCTAAGCTGCTGGCTGTACCGTATCTCGGTCTTCCTCGCCAGCTGCGGTGATATCCGACTTATTTGACTCTTCATCGTCATAACCTTCATTTGGCGGCGGTGGATCATCTTCAGCCTGGTTAATTTCCTCATCAGAAATGTGAGAGAAGATACCGGTAGATTCGCTAGATTGACGCAATTCTTTTAACGCCGTCTGACGTGAGATGATTCCAGCATCTTCAACCTTAGTAACTGCCTCGGCAACTTTGGCCGCAATCTCTGCCTTTTTCTCATCATCGATCTGCCACAATGAAGCAAAATCAAATTTAAAAGAACTAGGTAAAGGTTTACCCAGCTTTGACCGAGAAACAATTTCAAGCAGTTTATGCAACGGCGTACGCATACGACCTTCTTGTTGCTGGTTAATATTGTCGTAATAGTTCGATAAGTCAGATTCACCTGTAGCATTAAAACCGGCTGGCGACTGACCAAATAAGCGAACAAGAGGAATTCCCAAAGCACCAGCAATTTGCTGGCCAAACTGCATCAGAATATTATCAAGCCCGGCAAAGCTATATTGATGGGCTTCATAAGTATCTTCAGCATCCATCAGCGTTAGGCCTTCGTTAGATTGCCATAGACGGATTTGATTGATCTGCTCAACCAAAGCGTCATACATTCGCCCACCAGCAGCAATAAGACTACGTAAGCCTTTTACCTTGTATGTGCGTAAATGAGCTTTATAGATAAGCTGACCAGCACCTAACGTGGCACTATCAAAAATAGTTAAACGATCCTCTAAGCGCTCAATAACTGATTGGCCCCATAAATTTTCCGCTATAGCCTGCCAGTAAGGTAGTTTGATCCCATCCATCCTGAAGACACGTGAATAATGAACACGCTGATTACATAAGCCTACTGAGTCAGTAATGACATCATAGTATTTAGGCATTCCATAATCTGGACCATACTCGGTGACTAGATCTTGCAGGTCAGGTAAAACCATCCAGCGGTCTAAAACTAGCAACCCTTTGAACTGATCTTTACCAATAGTATTTACATTAAGTGGGGTAGATACATTTTGACCGTCAATTAACATTACAGCGATAGCTCCGCCGTAAAGTCGGGACCAGCGGATTGTCTCATTGATCTTATCCCACACTTGCAGGCTATCTAGTTCCTGGTTAATTGCCTCCACATCTTCTGGATCATCCATGCCACGGATGTTAATTCCTTCACGCGTCATGTCATCCGCTACAACATCGACTGCTTGCCCAACTACCCAGCTTAATCGATACATCGCTTCAAGCTTCAACCGATTTCGGCTTGTGAAGTTAAAGCCATAAGTCGATTGATCGTGTTGATTTCCAGAACCCAACCCAACTCGAGCTGCAAAGTTCTGGAACGAGTCTCTTGTAAATTTAATTAAGCCCATAACTTTCTCTTTATAGCTTGCCCCAAATATTGAGCTCAGCAATTTGCGGGTTAAAGCAAATCATCACGCTATCTGCCCGGTTCGGTGAAGCTGTGCCATCAGGTTGTTTGTTGACTAGGATTTTCCCAACACCATTTTTTGTGTACGTTGGTTGAGATAGCTCAGTAGTGAGTAGTGCCAATTCCTTGGCATCGATATCTTCACTTGATAGTGAAATGATCATGTCTGGATCATAATCACGCCCATTGATCGCTCTAAAAGTTTCCTGGAAGCGCAAACGTAATGACCACCAAGACTGAGCTTTTAAATTGGCAAAAAAGTCTTTGTTAAGACGTTTCTCTACCATTTCCCCTTCAGGATCATGAACTGAACCGGATCCGCGGAATGACTCCACATTAATCTCTGATAAGCCCAGCTCTCTGCGCTTTTCATTAATCACACGGGCATCACCACGGCACCCGGCGCCAAGACCATCGGCATCATAAAACAGCGTATCGATGGATTTCTCGAAGCAAAGATCCATAGCTTTTTGAGTCGTCCCAAAAATGTCATCACCCTTACCAGACCATGTGGCCAAGTAAGTCATGACAACGCCGTGACGCGCTGCAAAAGAGTTTTTATCCTTACCTTCATCTGCAACGTCTAAGCCGCCAATACGATCTCCAGTAGGCTCAATCTGAAGCTTCTTATGTGCATCGATAGCAGCTTGAACCCAAGTACTAGGAATTAAGACGCCTTCTACAGAAGCGGCATAGTTAATATCAACCTCTTGAGCAAGAACCACATCATCAAGTGTGGCCAGCTGCTTTTCATACCACGGGTAAATAACTTTGCCGTTATAGGTAACAGTCCAGTTCTTATCAGGATTATCACGCCAAGGCATGGTAAAGACGGCGTAACGACCACTGAATCTATCCTGGTGAAATCGATCGCCAATACCGTTCGGTGTAGATCCTTTAATGTGGACGTTGGTGTTCTGAGATATAGCTGCATCTACAGCTTCTTGCCGTTCTACGAATGCCCATTCGTCCAAAAAATACATTGTGGTACGTCCACCACGGCCGATGTTGTCACCCGCTTCACCGGTAATCGTTGCGCCGTTATCCGGGTTAATGATGCGCATGTAGTTATCATGCACTTTTTCAACAAAGCCCTTAGGTTTTAACCATTGGGGCATTTTGCTGAACATATCGCGGAACTTGTGAAATAGTGTTTTAGGGTCACCCTTCTTATCTACTAGTTCCTCTTTACGGCTACCAACTCCACCCGCAAAACCTTCTACGAATAACCAACGGTGTAAGAAAAAGCCCAGCACAACATAGCTCATGCCCTCATCACGGGATTTTTCAATTAGACCGTGTGTTTGGGTGCTTTCACGTTCCTCTAGCCATGCCACAAGCTCAACTTGTTTAGGTCGCAATACAAACGGAATGTTTGCCGGCAATCCAAATGCCATACCACGCGGGTCGTATGTCCATATCCAATTGTTAAACCAATGCACAGGATCATTGCGGCACTTGTATAGTTCCGCTTGAATACTAAGTTCGTTTTGCTCGATTGCAGCCTTGTAATAATAACGCCGTGTCATCTCGGTCATTATTTCGGGCAAGCGTACGTTAATAGTCCACTCTTTAATTAAAGGGGCTATTTCATCTAATGCGTATGTCATAGCTTTCCATTAATCACTAAGCGCGATAATTCTTGCGGTGTGAGTTTAGCTAAGTCATCAGGTGTTAAAGCTGGAGGCGATGGAGTCTGAGTATTTTCTGTTTTGAGTGGTCCGCCACCAGCTCCAGTAATTTCGAGTCGCTTCTCGTAAAACCCTTTCATGATCTTTTGCATTTGGTCCACGATCTTAATTGTCATGGTCACGTTATTTTTTTTGGCAAAAAGTAAGTCGCTCAAGATTTTTAACTGAACAATGTCATTTGCCCCACTTATGTTGTGAATCGGCTGTTTGAGATATTCCTCTCTTGTAGACTCGAATACTTCCTTGTACTCCTTTCTTAAGTCGCGCCCTGCCACCTTAGTCGGGTCATAAGCTTCAACTTGCTGAGGTGAAACAGTGATGTTGAAAGTTTCCTTGATAGCCTTAACAACTTCAGTAGGTGTCATGAACTGCGCAAGAGACCGAACTATAAAGAGTTGCTCGGCTTTTTTAAGCTTCGCCATAATTCAAAATCCATCAAGGCTCATCAAGGAAACAAGGCAAAAAAAATGAGCCAGATGGCTCAGTTAATTAGGCAAGTTCCACAGCACTTGGAAATATTTACATCAGATACAAACGGCGCTTGCTTCGCCACTTCAATAAGTCGCTTAACATTTTTGCTTGGTCCATAACGTTTAACTACGCCAATAAACTCTTCAACGTCATGACCAGCTAAATAATGTTTAGGTAGCCCCGTATTATCGCTATAAAGGATCTCACCGTCCGAGTCTCGTTCTACACCAATGTGATAAAGCTCATGTTCAAGCAAAGCACAGAACTCGCTATCGTTTGCCTTTTCACAAAAGCTTGCATCGATTGTGATTAAGTAAACTGGAACGAATCCGAACCAGTCGCGCATTTGCTGCTCTTGTCGGGCTTTCTTCCAGCCACCAACATTGAACATGACTTTTTCACATTGGCCAAGCACCATACGCTTAGCTCTGGTATAAGCAGAAGAAGCCCATGCGAAAGCCAAGAAACCCTCATTGTCATGAAGCATCTCAGCGATATGGTCGTGATCTGGATTATGTAAAGGTCCACCCAGCGTAAGAAAATTAGCAACTACCCATAGTTTTAAATCAGGTGCAGGTATTAAACGGAGTGCTTCCTCTTCTTCGGCCTGATCCATAAAATCAGTTGGAGGAAATGGTCTGATCTGATCCATTAAATATTTGCCTCTTTAAATTTTTAAGCCATTGGCTTGCGAAATGAGCTTGGATCTGTAATGGACCAGATTCATTAATCTTAAATCTTGGTGCTGCCTCTAACCGAACAACGGTATATCCCATTGATTCAGCAACATCGTAACGGTCCATACTCCACGCCTTTGTTGCCAGCTTGCCCTTTCGTCCACCTGACCAGGGACCGCCAGCAATTTCAACTAAAATACGATGTTCAATTAAATGAAAATCAAAACGCCAATGCTTTGTTGATTTAAACTGGAATTTCTTTTCGTATTTAATTTCCAGATTGTCTAAAGCTTCAGTAAATTCTTCCTCTGCCTCTAAGTACTTTTGAGTAGCTTTAGGTAGCGGTCTGGATTTAGGCTTGGTTTTAGGTTCTTTTTTCCGAGTAAGCCAAAAGTATTCTGTAGAATCCATTATTCTCACCCATAAAAAAAACCGCCCTAAGGCGGTGGCTAAACTCACAGGCAATATAGTATTACTTCTTAAAAGTTGCCTTATAAAGCTTTGAATTAAAGTAATCCGTAATTTCTTTACCTTCGGTTTGAATTTTTTCCTCATTTGAAGGTAAAAAATCTAATTCAGATTTCAAGCCCATATACTCTGGAATAAATTTCTTTATAGGCGGAGGTGGTTTAGGTCCACCTTCTGTAATTTTTTCGATAAATCCAGCTAACCATAAAATATACTCACCTTCTGAATTATGAGGAGGAATCAAACTCACATCTATTTTTACTTTACATTCATCTAATTGTTTACTAAACAATTCAACAAAATCAATAAAATTATATTTTAATTTAAATTCTGTTCCCTCAATTTCTCTGCGTATACATGTCATAAGTAAGTTCATATTTTCAATACAGTCATGTGAAAACAATTCCTCATCTTTAATTTTGTTATAAATATTTTCCGCAAACATGAGATACTGTGGCATTTCAGCAGCTCCTCATTTTTATAAAGTATTTTTCTTAAGGTAGTCCTATTATAACAATGTTGCAACAAGAAATTTTCCATTTTTAGTTTAAGGAAATTTTAAAAATTATAAAAACGATTATATTCAATAAATTAGTACGAATAAAAGCTATGGAAGTTTGATTTTTCTATTGAGCTTTAAAATGGATTATTGTGTTTAAATTATCAATTTAAAAAGCTTGCCTAGTAGGCAAGCTCCCCCTTTTTTGATATTTGCGCTGATCAATAAGGTTTAGTGTTACTTAAAGCAACACACTGATAATACAGAAATAATTAAAAATAAAAAAGCCCACTTCCTATTTTTATTCAGAAATGGACTTAGCGAAAAAAACGCTTAAACATGAAATAGGAAATATCTATTCGGAAATATTTCCAACTTCATATTGGCATAATATTTAAGCACTAGCAATAGGGATTGAATTAAAAATATCAAATATTCATATTTAAATAGATAAAGATTTCTTTTTTTAAATGGTTTTATTTTTAGCCTACATAATTTTTTTAATTATCAAGACTTATAAAGAATATGTGCCCATCAATAGGTAATACTTAATAAGGTCTTATGTGCAGTAACCATTAGGCTCTAGAGAGTAAGAACTCAAACTGACTAAAAATAAAAAATAATTAATTTTCAATATTAATGATCATATACTGCAAAGTTATGTATATTCCAACTTCTCCATTGTTGAGTGCCTCATATAAGTCTTCATCAACGAAATCTCCAGATTCATCATATAGCCATTTATGAATTTGAATAATTTGTATATTCCCTTTTTTGTCTTTTCTTGCTATTGGGTCTATTACGGACCGAACTATCACCTTCTTCTTCGTCTTAACATCGAGCAATGTGATAATTGTCATTTTAAAATCCTTATAAATATCCTGTATAACAACTACTCTCAATCAATAAAGATTTTTATATTTAAATTACTTAAATAGCAATCTTTTCAAACTAAAAAATAAATAAAAAACACTTTAATAGTGTGTGCCTATTAGAAAAGATACCTTAAATATTCTGCTAGTAATAAAAAAACCGCTTTAAGAGCTGTTCATCTAAAATTCACAGGTACTTGATGAAGATTTTTTTTCTGTCTTTGCATCTTTCTGGGCTCACAAATTTTTCCAATAAAGTTAGTTAACCACAAAATACTTTCTTCACGATCTTCAAAATGAGGTATAAGACTTAAATCTACTTTTATCTTGCGATCAGCTAATGGCAAACTTAAACAATATTCAAAGTCTATTGAGCTGTACTTCAATTTGAGTTTTTTTTCTGCAGCTTGATTCTTTATCTCAGCCATAATGCGATTTAGATTAACAATCAAATTATTTGAAATTTTATTATTTTCATATACCCGTTCGTAAACTGTCTCAGCTACATCAATGTAATTTATTAGCTCTACATTCTTATTCATGACATTTGTACTCCGTTTTTTATAATTATCCGTCTAAAATAATGTTTATTTGAGTTACTAAATTCATCACGTACGTAAATATTGTTAAAGTTTTATCACTTATTTTTAATTTAAATATTTGAATTTATTTAATAATTTTATAATTCACTAATATTTATATACATCTTTGTTCTTAACACCCCTTTTTTTCTATCACTTGCCCATTGAGTTCACCACCCACACAGATATTCATTATAAGTACCAGTTTTTAATCAGACTGGACTATAGCACGAAAGACAACCGCCCGAAAAAGGAAGAAAATTTCTTAAACTATTTAGATAGCATATATGTCTGATTTTACTTGATCCCATAAATCAAGTATTTCATCTCTCATTTCGATTGGTTGTTTTCCAGAAATTATATAAAACGTTTTCACTTCTCCTTGGAAGCTTACTTGGGTTCTAAAGTATGACTCTGTTGGCCTTTGCATACCTGTTCTTGGTCCATACTGCTTTGGAATACTTTCTAACTTCAAATCTGACTCGTCTTTCGACAAGAATTGTCCATGATGGCGACCACCAATAAATAAAGTCATACTTTCACCTAAAAATAATTAATATTTACCAACATACTAAACATAAAATAAAAAATCAAATTATTTTTATTTTTCAAATACTTAGTTCTCAATAGTAAATTATTTACTACCGAGAACTAAATCATCAAATTAATTAAAGAAAAAACCCCGCCAATAACTAGTATGTAGCGGGGCCATTTGCGCCGTAATACGTCCGGCAAACGATAAAACTAGTTTTTAGGTGATCTAATGATATTTAGAACTTTCTCAGACATATCATGTAAGTCAGATCCAATTGGCAGCCAAAAATGATAGTTAATGTTGTCGCGGTTAAAAACTTGCTTGTAGTACTCAGTTTTAAAAGATGGGTCGATATCAGAAGCTTTTAGTAATCTGCCTTCTTTCTCTATCTTTTGCCCATCTAGTTCACCACCAACACAGATATTCATTTTAAGTACCAAATTCTAATTAGACTGGACTATAGCATAAATATAAACATGCTTAAGTGGGCATTCTTAAACGCTTAACATTTAGACAAGCATTCAATTTAGATGATTTATAATGTAACGACCATGTATTTAGGATGAAGACAGCTAATGTGTGGTGTAAATCTAACCATTAAATCAAAGGAACATTACTTAATGCAAAGAAAAGGGGGCGCTTTTAACGATTGTACTGGTGGCGCTTGGTGCCCACCACCAGTACAACACAATATCAACTCTACAATTAATTAATATGGAGGTGACACAAACAAATAACTATCATTTCTAATAGAATTTCAGGTGGCGATGTTTGGCGACGAGCCACCTGATTTAATTTTAAATCATAATTGAAATCTAGCAAGTATAAAAACAAAAAGCCCATCAAACGATGAGCTTTAGATCAGTGAATTACTTATACTTCGTCCACTATATCAAAAATATGCCATAAAGCGTCTAGACAGTCAACAAGTCTAAATTATGCTTTTCTACTAATTGAGAAGCTTTTAAACGTTCAACGATTTTAATCATTAGATCATTGGCAGTTATAACGTCGATTCCTTCAAATGCTTTTAGTGTTAATTGCAATTTATTATTAATTACATTTGTAATTATTGATATTTTACCAAAATAATCAGGGTAGTATTTCAAAGTTTCATTAACTTTCTCCCGACTAACGCCTTCATATAGTTTTACAGTGTATGTTTTCATTTGAACCTCCATTTTGTCTTAATCTTTTATCATGACCTAATAAATAAAATCTAGCGCAACTCACCATAATTGCGACCTGAGCTTTAGATTGGTTTGTTTCTTGAGCAACCTTCAACAATCCTTTATTTTCAACCTTATTTTTAATTAAACAAATTAATGCAAACTTAGTTGTAAAATCTGTTTTATCAGAATTTAATAGACTTCGTAAAAGTGCTTGAATTTGATCCGCCTCATAATCACTGATCTCACATCGAATATAAGATTTACTTTTTTGTACTTCTTTGCCAGCTTCACGCATCAACCAGTAAATTTGATTGATATGAAGCCCATCTGGCAAATCACCCCCTTTCATTCTAACTGTTTCACACCATGCGCCAAACTGCTCTAACCAACCGTCAATAGTATATTTAGACCAATCCATTTGTTGTGTTTTTAAAACTGCACTCATTTTTCACCTACCAATTGCTCAATTTGTTTAATCGCCACGCCTGCTTTCACTTGCTCTGTGCTGAACCGTAAAACTGTAAAACCCATCATTGCTGCGGAGTTGTATTTCTCCATATCCCCTATATAGCCTTTGCCCCTTGTATGACGGCCTCCACTCCAGATCCCGCCTTCCACCTCAATCAAAATCTTTGTACCCGTTATTAAAAAATCTGCTCTCCATTTACGTTCAGGATGGAATTTATATTCCTGTTCAAAACTGATCTTGCATGCTTTTAAATGTGTTGCTAATACCGTCTCGCCTTCACTCGGCTGTCTTGTACCTTGCTTTGCTGAACGGCGCTTTTTATTTTTCTGAATAGGAAATAATTCACGATATTCAGCAAGGCTCATTGATGACATTAAGCACCGCCCTTTAATAAGTGATCTAATTGATTAGCAATGCCGTTATAAACACGTGATTTATCTAGGTCACCCAAAAGCGTTAATGCATGGGCATCGTTTATAAATTTATCTCTTAACTTTGTTAAACCAGCTTTTAACTTGATTAAAGGATCTATCTCATTTCCATTAACTGCTTCGTGGTCTGCTATAGCCTCCTGAACTCTTTTTATATGAACAACAAAATCTTTATTACCTATTAAAAATTTGATCATTTTGAAATCATTGAAATCATTGAAATCAGCAATAAATACTTTGCCTTTAGCAACTTCAACTCCACCAATTTGCTCTATTAGTTCCAACGATTGAACCAATTTTTTAAGGTCTAAAATCTTTGGGGTTACAACACCACCTACTTCAGCAGATCCAATAACAAATCGAGCCTTTTCGATTCCATGTTCCTTCATAAACTCAACTGCATTCATACATTCGCCCCATCAATTAGCTGAAGAATATTTCTAGGGATTGGCATACCCTCCCGACGGCACATCTCTGCGTATTCGTGTGGATTATCGAAAGGATCAGGGCCCAACTCTTTTATAAGCTCAGGCTCTTTTTCTTTTGCCTCAAGTTTTTGAACTGGTGCAGGTTTACGACCATTGATTTTTAATCTTTCCATCAATGATTTGAGATGCTTTTGAGCCTCGTCATTGCTCACAGGAACGTGTTTAGGTTCTTTGTGTTCTAGTTGTAGCGGTGGAGTGTAAAACTCTTGCTGACGGCCTTTTAACTGAGCTTTAGCAACCATCACGTTGTAGGTCCCGAAGAAATTATCTTGAGCTGCTCGCATTTGGCCGGCTTCGATCAAATACATAACCTCGTCTAAGGCGTACTTAGTGATTTGGGTAATAACCACGGAACGGTCAGTTGTAAACTTACATGCGCGAGACCAAGCTTCTTCTGGAGACATCCAACTTTCACCGATACACCAGGTGCGAAACTCGGCAAATGACGGCATAAAGCGTCCACCTGCTGTAAGTAAACGACCAAGTGCGTTGTTAAATTGGTTTTGTTGAACGCCAACCAGTGTTTTAAGTGCGATTTGCTCAACCACTGACAGAGGAATTGCACTTTCGCCTGTTGCTGGAAATTGCTTATTGAACTGAGCAGCGTAAACAGTGCGAAGAGAAGCGATTAATTGACGCACTTCGTTCAAGGTAATCTCATGCATGACCTACCTCCTCACTCACTAGAAACTTTTTTGAAGGGGTTACATCCACGATTTGAGACTGGTTTTGTTCTTCAAAAAGATTTGCGAAGTAACCCGGCTCTTGTGTTTTTTGCCCAACTGAAGTGATTTGCTCTTGTTTCTTGCGGTTAGCAGCGACTTGTTTCTCGTTGTTTTGAACCCAAGAGAACCACTTAACCAACCAGATGCTTGGTGTATTCAACGAACTTGATTCGTTTGCAAAGTACCAGTCACCGAAATTTTGAATCATGGTTCTCAAGTCGATTTCAGGTACAGAAACAAATCTTTGTTGAGCAAGTGAGATGAAATCGTATTGAAACTCGCTGTATTCAGAAATGAATTCACGCATTGAGTAACGCTTGTGATCATCGATCTGATACTGAGCAAATTGGATTGGTGTAAATTGCGAATTTTCTTCACGCGCATTACTACTACTATCTATATATTGGTTATCGGTTAACGGTTTATGGTTAAGGTTTTTTTGGCTTTCACTTTCAGAACCCAAAATTAACCCACTGGGTTTTTGTGGGTTTTCAGAATTAACCGAGTCGCCTTCACTTTGGTTTTCTTTTGGTTTTTCCTTACGTGGACGCCCACCTTTCTTACCATTTTCACGATTTTTATCCCCTACTTTTTGATAAGCGGCGATTTCTGAATCACAACGTTTGTTGTGAAACCCGTCTTCCTCTTCCACAAAAAACTCTTGCAGCACAATTAATACTGCATCCCTTTCTTCTTGGGTATTTGCACCTAACCGACGAAAAACCGACTGGGTTTCTTTGGGTAATGGTTTTTCATTCAAATAATAAAAATCGAGAGCACGGCGATAAAAGCACTCTTCAACTGGGCTAAGGTGCGCTGTAGCAACCATAAAGTCGCTGATATGGTGGAGATATTTATACATCAGTGACTGCTCCTAATTTTACAAGACCGCGCATTTCCAACTGACGAATAATTCTTGGAGGAATAAATTCGTTGTTGATTTTGTAGCGAATACGAGACTTTTCTTTCACCTGAATTAGTTTGTGCCCATCCTCCATGAGACGGCGAACTGCTATAGCCTGCCCCCATATGGGTTAATTCTTCAAGTTGATAAAATCTTTCCTGAGCCTCAATTGCGGCATTCATAACTGAAAGTGGCATAGCTGCTAATTCTTTAGCCGAATAGATCTTTACTGGTTGTTCCAGTGGAATTACCACCTCAAGCGGTGTGGTAGAAACGGAAATATCCTGTTTTCTTTTTGCTGCATATCTCACTTTTCACCATCCTTTGGCTTAACATAACCTCCAAAAGAATCAACCAAACACGCCTTGGTTAAGCTGGTTACAATCTGCTGTGCTAACCACTGCGTTATGCGAAATTGACGAGCCATAGCCTCTGAAAATTCAACTTTGGTTACCGCCGCATTATTTTCGTCATACCCTTTGTTGCGTAAATTTTGCTTTTTCACCTCAAATAGGTGGCCAAGTACTCGCAATGCAGGCTCATAGAAAGATTGGATTTCACTTTGCTGGCGAGAATCTTTGATTTGGTGTGTAAAGCTGTTCATGACACCTCCGCTAATGCTTGCTCAGCGCTTGTTAGTCGGCGTTTGGCGTTAAGTTCAGCAACTGTTGCTGTTCGTATTTCTTTTGATGAAACCAGAAACAAATGATTTTGTGATTTGATAGTCCATAAACTAGTCAGGGTTTTATTTTTGACTTCAAACAAATCATTTGATTTAAAACTTCGACACTCTTTAGTAAGTACTACAACGTCACCCACTAAAAATTCTGGCTGGTTGCGTTCGGTTGTTTGATTTGATAAATTAGTTTTATTCATTTGATTCATCTCGACTGAATGCCTATAAACCACTCCTGTTTGCGCAGGTAGTGGTTTTTTAATATCCAAGTTTTTCCTTTTGACCACTGATTTCGTCATGAAATAGGTCATCAACTGTTTCTATACGGTTCATCCAACTTTTAGACATGACTAAAAGTGCAGCAACACGTTCCTTATCAATGCTCTGGTAATCTTTAGGAACGACTTTTAATCCAAGCAAACTCAATAGCTCGCAAAACATTTCAATCTCATTCAAACCATTGTTTTTCTTGTCTGTTTTAAGCCGAGTAATAGTGCTTGGATCAACCTTTAAATGTTCAGCAATCTCTTTTTGATTGCTTATATCAAGGCCATGCAATATGCGGGATACGCCATTTCTGGCACTTGCAGAAATATCAACTGATAATTTGCTCATCTTGTTACCTAAGCCACTTGTTTGGTTTTGCAATGCTTTTTCCAAAGCTTTTGTAATTTGGTTGCAATTTCATGCGATAAGCGTTTACCACATACCCCGCGCTCTAAATCACTAACGTAATTCTGTGAGCACCCGATCTCGGTACCAATTTGAGTTTGTGTTAAGCCCTTTTCACGCAAATCTGAAATCATGTTTGGCCATTGATTCATGCGAAGCTCCTATATTTTTAGGTGAATATATAGGTTTTCCGATATTTTAACAATAGCCAAAGCGATACTAATTTGTATCAGAATTCCGATATACGTATTTAAGGAAATACATATGGCTACTTTGGGTGAAAACTTAAAAGCAATACGAAAAGCAAAAAAGATGACTCAAAAAGAGTTAGCTCAGAAATCTGGTGTAAAACAATCTGTAATTTCTGATCTTGAAACAGGAAATGCCAAGTCGACAGGTTCAATACTTGAATTAGCAAATGCCCTTGGGGTTACAGCTGAAGAATTAAAAAAAGGTGTAGTTGGGGAACTTATTACCACCAACGTTGTGCCAGTTCAAGCTCGAATGGCACCCGTTTTATCTTGGGTACAAGCAGGTAATTTTACTAATGTTGAATCAGTAGATATGTCTCAAGTTACGGAATGGTTCCCTCTCCCAGATGATTGCGAAAAATGTTTTTATTTAAAAGTACGTGGCGTAAGTAATGAACCCGATTTTGTAGAAGGTGATTATATTGTTGTAGATCCGACAGTATATTATTCAGATATGCAATCTGGAGATATCATTGTCGTCCGTAAAGACAAAGATGCTACTTTCAAAAAACTGGTTATTGAATCTGATGGAACAAGGTATCTAAAAGCGATTAACCCAAATTTTCATCCCAATATCATTCCAATTGACGAAGATTGCTATTTTATTGGTCAAGTAATAGATTCATTGAGATATACATACCGTGGAAAACGAAGAGTAAGAAAGAGTTAAGATGAAAGTTTTTAAAATAATTTTGTTAGAGTAAGAAAGAGTTAAGATGAAAGTTTTTAAAATAATTTTGTTATTGCCAGTCTTAGTTTTAACTGGTTGTTCAGACACTATTAGCCAAGCTGAACATGATGCTATCGTGTATGAGAAAGATCAGAAAATTGCTGAATTAGAAGAGCATATTGCTGAGTTAGAAGCTAAACTAGAGGAAGTAAACAATCAATTTGAGCGCTTTGAAAATGAAAAGTGGCGTGACGTCGTTCCAGATGTGGATAATGCTCTTGATGACTTAAATAGTGAAGTTGAAAATAATCCTTCATCAAACTACTAACAGTGCTAGACCATAAATATCAATTAAATAATTTTAATTAATCCCCCCTTGTTAAAGTGATTTTTGTGTTTCAAGAGATCAATATCGGAATACCAGTAAAAATATCGGAATAACTATTGACTACAAATATCGGAAATTCGATATTTGTCTCGTAGACAACAAAAAAGCACACCGCCCCTCCCCAGGTCCGATGTGCTTTGCAAAACTGCGAGATCAATTATGAACGTAAAAGTTAACTCATTCAACTCATTTGCATTTGTCAGCATGGCTGCTCTTGCAATCTCTGGTGGTTCTTTAGTTGCTTGCCAGCTACAACCAGCTTTCCAAACAAAACACGCACCTACTCTTTTTACACCTAAAACTCAACCAAGTACTTACGGTGTTTTAACGGCGAAAATCACAGGTAAACATTCTGGCGTTGCTGTAATCAAATTAGATAGCTTCCGTTTAAACGTTAGCTTTGATTTTGAAGCTCATCCAGACAGTTACGGCGTTCCGGGTTCTGAATTCACCGCTGTTGATATTACTCAACTCACAGTAAATGAAATCACTGATATTAACGGAAAGTCATATAACGATTTCACCGAATTTGAAGACATCCGAAACATCAATGGTCTTCTAAAAGGCTTCATCGAACGTAACAAGTTGGTGGAGGCTTAAAGATGACTAATTTCAAAAAACACCCTGATGGCTACAAGTCATTTTTAGGCCGTGACGACCAAGGTCTTTATTCCGTGCGTATTAAGTGGGCTATCTATGCTGCAAATGCTAACGGCTCAGTACTTTACGAAATTAAAGATGGCGTTAAAAAGCCACTTAATGTTGAGCAATTTAAAGCTAAGGAACCAAAGGTTTTCGCTTCTCTTATGCAAGAAATCGACTTCCAACGCAGAAAGCAGCTCGCAATAAAGCTACGCGAAACAAACATCCCTACTTATGACCGCAAAGCCTATAAGCAAAAACGCGGCTTCACCGGCTCTAGATGAGGATAAGAAAAATGACAACTGAAAACTCAAAAGACAACTTACATATCTGGAATGCAGTTAAGCAAACGCCTACCAATTTTCTTAAAAAAATTGAGTTTGGTTATTTAAAAGGTAAATCAGATATTAACCCTCAATGGCGATTAATGGCTATGACTCAGGCCTTTGGTCCTGTTGGTCATGGCTGGACTTATAGACATGTACGTTTATGGTCTGAAACCGCGCCAGATGGAACCATGATGGCTTTTGCTGAAGTAGCAGTAAAAACCAAGATTGATGGTGTTTGGGGTGAGGAATTTTTCGGCAACGGCGGTTCAGCAATTGTTGAAGTTCAAAAAGGCAAATTAGTAGCGATTGATGAAGGTTATAAAAAGGCCGTTACTGATGCTCTTGGTGTAGCGTTTAAAGCTATTGGTGTGGCAGCTGATGTTTACCTCGGTAATTTTGATGGAAGTAAATATCTATACAACTATGACTATGCCTATTTAGAGCAAAATGCTTCTACCCCAGCAGGTCAAAATACAAACCAGAATAACCAGACAACTGCTCAGGGTGGTAACCAGAAGCCACCTCGTACTCAGGACCAACTATATCAAGATGCTTTGAAAGCAATTAAAGATGCACCTGACACTAACATCTTAAATGCTGCAATTAAGAAGTTTAAAGGCACTACGTATGAGGCGGGTATCAATAGAGCTTGCCAAGCACGTGCTGATCAGATGGGTTGGGCTCCTAAAAACAATCCTCAGCAAGTTCAGCAACAACAGTCGTTACATCACTAAAAGGAGAGCTTTTCATGACTAATTTACTAACTGCAGCTGAAGCATTTGCAGCTCTTCAAAAAGGTAAAACTGTTCTATGTCGTCCAGCCGGAGACATGTTGGACTTTGCCGATTTAGATCAATTCCCCGCTTCTGTTTTTGGCAAACCGGGTTTTGAATTCTGCATCAAAATCGAAACTATTGAACTGGCTGGCATTACATTCACAAAGCCATTAACTATTGATGAGTATAAAGCGGGTCAGGATGTTTTTGTTATCAATACATATCTCCCTTCAATTTATATCATAGGATTTGAAACTGCTGCACTCATTGAAGCAATTAATAGTGGTTTTGTTCAGCGTGATGCTGAAAATGCCAAGCTTCAATTAAAAGCATTTTCAAAAGCACTCGGTATTGAAATCAACAATGATTTAAGTGTTATTCGTCTTGGTGAGGAACCTAAAAAACAGAGAGGCAAAAAATCAAAAGCAGAAAAGCCAAGTGACGTTATTTCTGCAGAAACTCAACCAACGATTGTTATTACCAAACAAACAAATGTCACCACATCTGAGGATCTGTTAGTTCCAGAAACTAACGAGCATAAAGTAGATCCTGAATATCAGAAGGCATTAGATGCTCTTCTTCAGCGTGTAAAAGAATCAAAAACACCTGAAGAGGTAAATGCTGTTTATCGATATACCCGTACGTGGAATGACAAACAAATGGAACCTCTCCTCCTTGCCACTCATAAGCGACTTGAAGAGCTCGAAAAATCTAAGGTACCTGCAAATGAACCACCTTCACTAATGGTTCAGATCCAAAACGCGCCCGACATCACAACATTAGATGCTTTGGAAATAGATGTGGCCGCACGAGATCCACAGATTCAATCACGACTCATGGATTTTGTTAAGAAACGCCGCTTTGAATTAGAAAATGCGGCATCAAACGAACCTGATTATTTACTGGAGGAACCTTTCTAATGTCGAAACAAACTACTCCAGAGTTTCTTTTCGAGCCAAAGCTGCTACCAATGCAGCTTTTCGAGAAGTTCATTGTGTTCAACGTAAATGCCGGGTATCGCGGGAAAGGCACACCGCACGGCGTGAACTTAATTAAAGGTAATAAAGGCACCCTTTCAGTAAGCAACGAAGGTGTGATGAACAAAGCAGCTCAAGAGCGATACAAACTAATGCTTTTGAAATATTTCAAAGAAGGTCGCTCTGCAATGGATGAGCTGGACCATGAAGTTAAACGTATTTATAGAATGGTGGCGTGATGGAAGAAAAGATAAAAGTTGTCAGCTTCAGTGGTGGTCGTACTTCTGGCTATACAGTCAATATTTTTTAAAGATGATCCAGAAGCACATTTTGTTTATATGGATACTGGCGCAGAGCATCCTGCTACTTATCAATTTATTAAAGATATTGTAAAGCATTGGAAAATAAACCTCGTATGCCTGCGTGTAGTAGTAAATCCAAAGATGAATAAAGGTGTGGGTTACAAAATCATACCTATTGATGAGTTAAAACAGGACTTGGAACCATGGAAAGAAATGCTCAAAAAGTACGGAAGTCCTTATTACGATATGCCATTCTGTACTGCTCGTATGAAAACAGAACCTTTTGAAAAGTATTGCAATGATGTATTTGGTAAAAACAACTATGAGCGTTGGATTGGAATTAGATCTGATGAACCCAAAAGATTACCAATTGAGGTTTTAGAAAAATTAAGTTTACCAATCCATAAAGATGCAAAAAATCAGAAAGCTGGATTTAGATATTTAGCTGAAATCAGTGATTTCACTAAAGAGGATATTCTGGACTGGTGGGAGCAACAGCCCTTTGATTTAGCCATTACAGAACATCTCGGAAATTGTGTTTTTTGCATTAAAAAGCACTTAAACAAAGTCGCATTAGCCGCCAAAGATGAACCTGAACAAGCAGTGAAATGGATAGAGGTAACTGAAGGTCCAAGAGTCAGATCTGAAGGTAGAAAATACAACCATCATCGGATGTATCGTTCGCGATTGCACTTGAGCGATGTTATTGAAGCTTTCAAAGACCATAACAGAGATGAACTTTTTAGCGCTCTTAGAAGCAGTAAGCGTTACGGGTCTGGTTCATGTTCTGAATCTTGTGAAGCAATTGTTTGAAGGAACTGAGGGATGAGCAAAGTTATTGGTGAAGTTAATTTGAACCCTAGCCGTATTGAAGGTACTCCGGATCAGGTGGCTCTTCATATTTTTGAAGAAATCATTTGTCTAAGTACTGAGGAGCTTCTCAAAAACAATCCGGAAGCTGCAAAAGTTTTTGCATATCACATTTTTGGTTTAGCACTGTCTCAACTAGCAGAGTTTCATTCAACCAAAAGTCTAGATAAAGCTGTAACCGTTACTCTTCACAACCTTTTGCGTCAATTGAAGAAAGAACGTAATGAGTTGAGGAACTAAAGGATGAGTGGATTAAAAGTTAAAACATGTAATTTTTGTGATGACGGGAACGGTGAATGCATTTTCCCCTATTACGGCCTTGCCCCTCATATTCATACGAAGCCAATTGGCGGCACTGTATTTCTAGACGGGTCATTACCTGAAAACTTCTGTCCTGATGGGGATGGTTTAGGCATGTATACACATTGTCTGAATTGCGGGAGTGACGGCACCTATGAGGGTACTCAATTAGAAGTTAAAGCGGAAAGTATGGAGGAGTAAATGTTAAAAGATCTGAGAAATCTATCTGATGCAGAGCAACAAGAATATTTGGATCGCTTCATAATGGCTAATGAAGAACAGAAGTTTCCTCAAGAGGTTGTGGCACTTTATTTAGATTGCTCGCCTTGGACATTAGCTAGAATGCGTTGTGATCAATCATCACTGCCTTTCTCGAAAATTGGGAGACGTGTTTCATATAAAAAGAAAGACGTTTTGAAGTATGAGCAAAGCAAGACTGTGCTTAATACAGCACAGCTTGCAACAGTTTAAGGCGGTTAAACCGCCTTTATTTCTTTTAATCTTTCTGTCCAAACAGATTGGTAGTTGAAGCAATCAATCTTTCCTTGATAAACCGCCTCAATCATATTCATCGAAGCTCTTAATTCCTCATCTGGAATTTGAACATAACCACCTGTCACATCAATTCTTGGTTTAGCCGTGTGATTAAGAAGTCTTTTTGTCACATAAATATTAAATCTTAAAAGGTTGCATATAGTGGCAAATGTACGACGGAAATCATGCATTGAAACGTAATAGTCAACTTCCTTACCCACTCTATTCAATAATGTATCTACCTTAGTTGCATGCATATTCCACGAAGTAGGCATCTTAGTAGCTGGGAAAACCCAATCGTTTTCTCTTAATAACCAACGTTCACGCAAAATACTGTGTAGATGATCACCAATAGGAAAAGTATGATCTGAACCATTTTTGGTATCTCTAAAAGTTAAGGTACCATTTTTAATATCTACATCAGCCCACTTTAGACAACATGCCTCCTGTTTACGGCATCCCGTATACATGCACATTAATACGATATCCCGATGCGTGTTTGACCTAGCAGTATTTTCCAGATTTAACTCATCTTCATAATGAAGCACTGCATTGTAATATTTGTGAATGATGTCTTTATGGAGATGTCTATCCCTACTTGCTATTTTATTCCAACCTCTTGTTACGGAAATAATGTCAACTGGATTACTTTTAAGAATCGGGTTCTCATCTGTTGAATAAAGAACATGAATATACTTCCATAAAGTACCTAAAAGAGATACAGCACCATTTGCTGACGACTCACTTACTTCTGATACCTCAATAAATCGATCCAATACTTCTTGCTTTGATATCTGGAAAAGCTTTTTGTTGCCCCACCCCAAATATAAATCAAAGTACTTACGGTACTGCCTAATTGTTTTTGGCCTAAAGTCATTTCTATCAATATAAATTTGAAGAGCTTCATTAACTGTAATATCTAAAGGATTAGCAACATTCTTTAATTTGATAGGCTTTTCAAATTCATTGTTTGAAATTTTCGCCAAAATCATCTGAGCTTTTGCTCGAGCATTTGTTGCAGGAATATCGGTAGTTTTACCAATTGTCACTCGATAGAGTTCACCTTCATGCCTCCTTTCAACAATATAAGTTTTACTTTTATTAGTTACCCGAACAGCAAAACCGATCAGTTCTGCATCTCTATATATTTTTTGACCTTTTTCAGTTAATGGAATAGCATCAACAGTAGATTTGTTGAGTTTCAT